AAAACAAATCAAAAAAATTAAATGTTGTAAAAAAGATACAAGGGATTAAAAATTTATTAGCTGATAATGATATTGGATCAGAATATAGAACTTATATTATCAAAAAAATATATGGACCCATGAGAAAAATAACATTTAACACTGGTGACGAGGAGTAAACTATGGTAGTACCACTGATAGCGATGGAAGCTTTATCAACCTCTATGGGAGGTCTAATGTCCGCAGTCGGATCTTTAAAGGATAAACTTTCAGACTTGATGGCTTTTGCCGATAAAGCTCAGAAAGCTTCTTTAGCTATTGGTATGAGTTACCAACAATCGAGTTCCGCATTAAAACCTTCAATAGATAATCTACGGGGATCAATAGAGAATCGCTTTTCAGCAGGGCTACGAACTCTAGAGGCAGGTCTTCAAGGTAATACCGCAGGAGTTGCCAAACTTATTAACCAGCAAGAATTAACAGGAACTCAGTTCGCAAAGACAGCAGGCACCTTCGCCAAATTAGAAGCAGGATTAAGTCTTTCTAGGGAACAAACAAATAACCTTTCAGAAAACCTTATTACTACAGGAAATAAGTGGGGAATAAGTACCGATAAGTTAGTAAATGCTTTGGAATCCATGAAGGATAGTTTGCCTTTTCAAAAATTAGCAGGATGGGGAGATAAGTTTGCTGGGTCTATTACTGAACTTCAGGGAATGCTTGGACCTCAGTTTGGAACAGAAGTAAACCAAATGATGAGAATGATTACTGATACTAGTTTAGAAGGTATGAGAAAACTAGCTGTACTTGGTATTGGAGATATCAGACAAAGAATTAGTAATGCAAAAGACCAAGAGGAAGTTACAAGGTTACTAGTTGAAACTATTAAAAAAGCAAATCAAAGTGTTAAGGCATTAATTGGCCCAGGCGGATCTTTTGAAGGAGGAGCCGCAGCACTTGAATACGCAGCGGGTAGATCGGCAATTGTTTTTAATACTCTTTCAGATAATTTAAATAAAAGAGTTCTTAATCCAATGGTAGTTGATTTTGCTAAAACTATGGAAACTTTAAAAAAGGAAATTTGGGTTCCTTTGCAAGAACTTTTTGCTGAAAAAGTTTATCCTGAACTTTTAAGATTTACTGAATATTTTTCTAAAATATCAAAAACTATCGTAAAAGTAATATCTGATACATTAGAAAGCTCTTTTGAAGGAACATCTGATTTTATTAATAAAGTATTAATAGGTTTAATAGATGCTACGATTGGAATGGTAGAAGGGGTTGAATCCCTTAAAGGTGGTGCTAAAGTATTTAATAGCATACTTACATCTCTTTATGACTATATTCCTGGAACCCCAGACGAGTATATTAGAAAAATGGTAAAGGAAGGCTACTACATGCCCCCCCAGTATGGTGCGCGAGTCGGTCGCTACGTCACTCCTACATATGAAACGGTAAAAAATCCAGAATGGGTAAAAATATTCGGTTCCACAGATGCTGCTGGTAAAAACCCTATAGTCACAACTTTAACTAACATTAGAAACGAACTAATAGACTTAAATGGGACTGCAAATAAGAATAAAGAAAACACAGGAAGGATAAGAGATAATACAGAAAAAGAAGAAACTACGTCAAGTTACTTAACTGAAAGTATCTCTGTTTTAGATAATGCAGTTAGAAGAATACTTGGAGTAGATGGGGAAAATCAAATGAATGGAGTAGAGAACTTACTCCAACAACTAGTAGATGGACAACTAATTCGAATAACCCAATCAGAAAACGCGGAGACTGATTCTGAAGGCGCAGCCGCACTTAGAAACGGAGTAAATTAATGAGCAATCCTTATATTGTAGACAGAGCATTACCTGAAAGATCAAAGTTAAAATTTTATTTTCCTAAAGGTGGAACTGATTATTTTGTTGCTACTATTCCATTATATGAGAATCCAACTATACGAGAAAGCAAGCGTGCTAGAGTAAAGAGACATTCATTAATTTCAAGATCAAGTAACCTTTATACTTATCATGGTGCAGACTCGCGTAAGTTTGATATAACTTTTAATATTACCTTTCCTCATATTTTAGAAGAGCATGGATCCTTAAACTCTGATGATTATATGAACCTAATCAACTCAGAAGATAGGGATCAAGAAAAAAAACGCTTTTCAGGAAGAGAAAAAAGAGAGTTTGGATTGTCTAAAGTTACTAATATGCCAAAATCTTTAGCAAGTAGTTATAGAAATTTGGATTCGGTACAAGCCTCAGCAAAGAAAAATATTAAAAGTATTTTCGGAGCGGACCCTCTACAACAGAGTACTCTTGATGAGATAGAGGAAAACGTAGATAAGGAAAAAAACACAAATACAAGCACAGAAGCAACAACAGAGAAATATAATACAATCAATGTTATTCTCTATTGGATTAATATTATTCGATCTAGTTTATCTAATAATGCCAGCAACCCACTTTTAGGACCGCCAATACTTCGTATAATTCATGGAACCCTGTATAGGGATATTCCTTGCATTTGTACTGATTACAACCTTGAAGTAGTTGAAGCTGCTGGTTACGATGTTCAGTCCTTAATGCCAAGACAAATAAGAGTTAATCTTAAAGTAGAAGAGTTTAGAGCAGGCGAATTCGGAGTATTTAATGCCGAAAGTCCTCATGCTATTCAAAGAGATAATCTTGCTGGATGGGAAGCAGTTATTTCAGGAAGGTCTCACTCTGCTGACCCAGGAGTAGCAGATAATAATTATTTCCAAACAGCAGCCGTTCTCCAGGCACTATATTTTAAGTAAAATGAATAAAGAAAAAAGTAAACTAGGTCCATATTCTTACGACTCTCAATTGGTTTCTCATAGGAATACCAAAATAAAAACTATAATAAATAGTCCAAAGTTTGAAAGTTTATTAGAGTCAGTAGATACTGCTTACGAGTATGAAGTAGGTTTTGTACCTGTTGAGTATGTGCATCGTCCTGATTTAATTTCAAATGTCTTTTATGGAACTCCTAGTAATTGGTGGTTACTAATGTTAGTAAATGGCATTTCTGATCCTTTTGAGGGTTTCTTTTTGAACCAAAGGATACTTATTCCTAAATTGTAATGAAAGTTTTAACATCAAATATCATTGTTGCTACTAGCCCCGAGGCAGTAGAGCGTTTTTTTTCGTTTGGAAGTTTAACAAAAAACTTAATTAATGATATTAATAGAGATAATGATATTTTACTTTTTAGTAACCAAGCAAATCCTAATTTTATATCATTTAAGCACTCTTTTGGTGTGGAGGGAGGAGACCAGGGATTTACTATATCCTTTATTGATCCCAAGAATGAATTTGAAAAACGCTTTATTGAGAATACTCCTATTAATATATCAAACACTAAAAAGTTTCTTTATATAGCATATGGTATTGGAGACAATATAAAATCATGGTCTGGTCCATATAAGACTACTTTAATAGATGCTGATTTTGCTGTAGATGGAGAAAAGAAAGTTACAATTAAACTTTCTCCAAACGATAAATCCTTAAGTCCCGGAGGCCCTTTTTCCGATAATTTAGATTTCTCTTACTTTGGAGCGACAATAGAAAACGCAGGGTATTCAAAAAAAGTAAATGTAAATAAACTTGTTGAGGAGTCTAGTAAAAAGATATATTCTCCAACGGACTATGGTATATCACAACAAAAAGGATCTTCTCCTCCTATGAATGGTATCCTTAAGGAAGTTGATTATCACTTTCTTATTCTAGATGCTTTTAGAGAATATTTAAGTACTGTATTTCATACTAAAAATATAGTTTTATTATTTCCTAATTTAAATATACTCTGTCAAAAGCAAATAGATAGAATAGTAAATACAGAAAATATTGATAATCCGATACTTCAAACAAGAACTTTGGCTGTTCTTCATGAGATGGTAGAGATGCTAGGACTCTCTTTGATAGACACTAATCAAATGGAGGGAGGTGTTGCGTTAGGAGTAGATTATGAACTGCCTGGGCTTCCTCCTCCAGATAAAATAACAAGAGAAAAAAGTGGTGATTATGTAAGGCATATGACTACTAATAACTTTGATTCAACTCATAATCTTGGAGATAAACAGAAAAATTCAAAGAAAGAGTTTACTCAAGCACACTATAAATCTTGTTTTTGTACTATAAGATCAGGAAAAGTAATTAATCATAAGAAAGTTGTTACTGATTTTATAAATAATATAAAAAGCGTTAATTTTAGTGACTACGGATTAAATCTTGTTCAATTCACAGAAGCAAATCCAAAGGTTGTTGAATATTGGAAATCTATTTCTGATGATAATATTACTTTCGGAGGATACTCTAAACTAGTGGAAGAAGAGCCTGTAGTTGTTATTGGGGATTTCAATATGATAAAGACGTTCCTATACAATAAGGGCCAGATGAGTAACTTTAATTTAGTCCACCCTCTTGATAGTAAGTTATTTTCAACAGACTATAAGAAGAACGTAGATGAAGCAACTGGTTTAGATGATTCAATAGATCCATTTAATACTACAAATACTTTTCCTGATAATTTCGCCTATGGTGGTTTTACTGAAGACGAGAAAACCTATATTAAAGAAAAAAATATTCCTATTTTTAAATACAATACTACGAATTCTAATATAAAGAAATTAAAATTTAAGAACAAAGGAGTTTACCTTACTAATCTAAACTTAGGTTATAGAGAAACAGTAGAAAGGTATCAAACGGGTATAACAGGATCAGAAGTTGATTATTTTCCAAAAGGAATAACTGATTACTCTAAAGCAATAACTTATCTTATACAAAAAGGATATGCTAATGATATACCACAAGAAGAAAAAGACAATATACAACAAGGACTAAAGGATAAGCTTAATGCTGCTGATTTAGCCACTGACGCTAACTTAGTAGCAGAAAGATGTATAAATTTTCTTGAGGTATTACATAAGGAAGATAGTAAAGCTTTTTTATTGCTTAAGCAGTTTGCACCTGGGTCAGCGTACACTTCTTTCTTAAACTTTATGAGTCAAATGTATAAACAAAGTAGGCAACTTTCTATTACAACTTTACCTCTTTTCCATGTTACTAGAGGTTCTCTTCTTAGGCAGCCCTGTGTTGCTCTTATTCAAGATGCTCCTATTTTTGGAACTAATTTAAGCACTAGAAATTTACTTAATACTTTTTATAGTGGTGCGTATACTATTTTAGGATTTACTCATACAATAACTTCTACAAGTGCAGAATCAAAGTTCTTTTTAGAAAAGCAATTAGCATCAAGGGATTTAGAACTTAAACTACCAAAAGAAGAAATTTCACCACCACCAGGAACAAACCAATCCACAGGGGACGTAGGAGCAGCAGTAGAATATTACTAAAATGAAAAACACAAGAATATCGACAGCAGAGGTTAGGTCTAGATTTGACTCAAACTCTAACGGAGTTTTTAAGGCAATCATTGATGCTGAGGGAGGAAAGGAATTAACAGTTAGATATGTTTCCCCTTATGGATCTAATTCAGAGGGTGCTTTTCTCGCTATCCCAGAGATGGGTGTTGAGATTTTAGTATGCCAACCAGAAGGTTCTAATAAGTGGTACTATTTAGGTTCTACTTTTGGAAATGCTCCCAATAATAATCCAGATAAAGCAAGAGAGAAATCAAAGAAAACTCCTATACAGAGAGTATTAGATATTTACGAAAAAACTGGATTCCCTATGAAGCAGGCATTTTTAAGTAAAGAGGGTGCTGGTCTTATTATGGCAGAAGAGAGGAGTGAGACAATACAAAATATAAAAACCGTACTAAGATCAACGAAGAATAAAAAACTGTCTCTTATTGATACTCCAACACTTGATGCTATCATCTTGGATTCAGGAAACTCAAGCAGGATAACTCTTACAGATTCTCCTCAAGGTGGTCTTTTTGGTCCCCCTGGGCAAGCAATAATTTTAGAGAGTAATGGTCCTCAAAAACTACTTTGTGCAGAATCTGGTATTGAGATTGCAGTTAACGATGGAAAAGAAATTAATATTACAAATGCTTCTACAGGATTAAATGCGGGTCCTGGATCGCAACACTTTGGAAATATTAATCTCCAAAGTGATACAGGTGATATAAATTTATTTACTACAAAAGGCCCGACTCCTGTAGCATTAAACGGTCCTAGAACTGCAACTGATGGTAGAATATTTTTACAGTGCTTAAACCCTAATGGAGTAAATCAAGTTATTCAATTAGAAACTAGGGGTACTGGTGGGCAATGTGTCATTCGTTTAATTTCAAGTGGTAAAATTGAACTACAATCTTTAAAGGATATAGATATAATATCTACTGGAGGCAATATCAATATGATGGCTCCTACTGGAAGTATAAATACTCTTGCAGGAGTGTCCACAAATATCCAAGCGGGCGTTAGTGTAAATGCTGACGCTGGTACAATTAATCTAAATTCTGAAAAATCTATTCCTCCAATACCAATACCTACAATCCCTCCTACTAGTGAAAGTTATTATCCTATTATTGGAATGCCTACATACACTAATGGAATACTACCTCTATAAGGAATAAATATGGCATCTTTTGATTTAAAAACTTTTGGTAATGTTATGGGCCAAACAGGAGCAGGCCCTTTAGAAGCGGTAGGCTCTGCTTTTGGCTTACCTAGTTGTATGCTTAACTTGGCCCGAGAAGCATTAAACTTACTTCCAACAAGTGTTTTAGGAGATCTTCAAGCAAAGATAGAACTTGCTAAAATGAAGGGAGAAGAAGAGGCTAAAAGAATCGTAAAGGGTTTAATGAATAAGTTAGGCATTATCGAATATGATGCTGAAGACGGAACTTTAAAGTTTAAGTCCATTTCTAGTTTCTTTGGTTTAGATATAAATGGTTTAGATTCTATGGGAGCTTTAGATGGTCTTCTAGGAGCCTTTTCATTTGCTACTTCTTTTGCTACTGAACTCTATTCTACCTATACAGATATTGCAAATGAAGTAAATGCTATTCTTGATTGCTTGGATAAGTTAAATACTCTTAATAAGTTCCAATCAGGAAACTCTGCTATTGAGAAGAAAAAGATAGAAAACTTAGATCAAGTTTTAGAAGAAAGTTATGCTGCTGGTGCTCAACAAATTAAAGTTGCTATGGACTTTGTTGAAAAATGTAATAACCAAATTAAAGTAATAAATGAAATATTTTTAAAAAGAGCTAATAATCCAGAACTAGAACCCTGTTTTCTCGATTCAGCAGAACTAGATCCATTTCTATCAGGAACTTCCTTTAAGAGATGCTCCCCAGCAGACCCTGGAATTGTAGATGAAGGGTCCGAAGAAGTATTTAGACTAACTTATGGACCTCCTATAACATCAAATGGGCAATATGTACTAACCAACGATGGTTTGTATTATGATTCTCAAGTTGGAGGTTTGGATCCAATCTATCTTGCTATTTCAGGAATAGTTCCTCCAGGAGATGCTTGGAAATATAAATATGATCCTAACTTGGGAGGTAAAGGTGACTCAGTATCTATTGATTCTTTGAATAAGTTTACGGACAACATTTTCGATCCAGAAATTATTGATGATAGTAAAGGGTTGCAAATGTATTACGATGAGGATCATTTCTTATCAGTATTAGTTCAGCAAAGAGATAAACTAGTATATGATCTTTCTTCGGAACTTACTACTTTAATATCAGATTACGGAGAAAATTCTGCTATTGTAAAAAACCAGAGACAACTTATTATTTCTGAAATAGCAAATAATAATCACAAGATTAATAGAAGAAAGAAGCAGATAGAGGTAGCAATAAAAGCACCAAAAATCTACGGGGAAGCAACTGCTCCAGTATTTCCTCCTGGGGAGGTGCCGATTAACGATTTCTCTTATCTGGAAGATTATAATTTACTAGTTGATTTGGAAAAGCAAAAAGCACTTATATTCTCACAAGCAGAAGTAAATGGTATTGTTCTTCCTCTTAATCCAAAGTTTGTTGCATCTGCTAGAAAAGCAGATTCAATGAGGGTAGATCATTTAGTGGTTCCTACTGTTGGCAAAGGTAGTATTATATACACTCCATCAGGAACTCAAGCAAGTAGAGTATTATCTTTAAATGATCAGATTGAAAATAATGGATTATTTGCTATCTATAACTTCTTGGAAACTGATATAGTATTACCCTCGTCTATTAATTTTGAAACTACAAACTGCGCTACTCACGATATGTATAATAATGGGCAACTAGTTGCTCCATCGAAGCAATCAATATTCTTCTCTGGTCTTGGTATTCCATATTTGGAGGGTATTGTCAAGAATAAGAGTTCAGACCCAGCAGGAGCATCAGGATTAGGTTCTTACTTTAGACTTCCCGATAATCCAGGGTTCCGAGATCTTACTTATTCTCCAGAGGGCTTTACTATGGAATGTTGGGTTCATGTTCCCAATATCGTAGACGCAGAGATAGGTTGGCTTAGCGCCACAACTTCTTCATTAACAAAGGTTCTTATTGGTTGTGAAAACGTAGGAGCAAAAGAAAATTTTTCAGTAAGAAGGTTTGATGGTGAAGTAGCAGACCTTGATAGTCTACCAAATGATAAAGGAGATCAGTTTGTTAGAGGTATGCTTTGTGGGTTTACAAGAGATAGGAGGATAACACAAGAGAATATGGGATATAGTAATAGTAATTATGATAATGATCCGGTATCCTCATTGAGTTTCTTTATCGCTCCTACTCTTGCTAGGGATTTTTCTTCAGCATCTTTTATTAATAATCTGGAATGCCAAAACTTACCTTCTTTCCATAAAATGAAAGTGGACTTATCAGCGACACAAATAGGAAATGTGTCGTCACAATTCGTTTTGATCGACATATCTTGTGATCCCTCAAAAGACGAGATAAAATTATTCGCTGATGGTTCTCTTATTACTACTTCTTCCCTGTCTCAGGTATTTGGTATTAATAAATACACAACTCCAAACTTACCTACGTTTAAGAAAGATAATAGTTTCGTATATTCTGGAACAACCGTAGACGGTCCAACCACTTTAAAGACAGGACCAAAGCTAAACCCTTACTTCACTCCTTGGATAGTTGGAGGGGGTTATACTGACGGAATGTTTAGATATGGAAACTTTATGGGTGGAGATAGAGGAGGCATTGTAAGTGGTCTTCGTGGACACATCGGAAGTTTAAAATTTTACTCAAGACCACTAAATAATAGTGAGGTTCTAAAGAATTATAAAGCGCAAGAAGGCTTCTTCAAAACCATTCTAATCTAATGACAATTATAGAAAGCACAGGAAATGAGGTAAATGTATATGGCAGAAGTCCAAATATATATACAGAATACTCTTCTTCTAGTAAGAAAAATAGTATATTTGGACTCGGATTTCCTGTTGGTAAGAATAATCATATAGGTGGTTATTTTAAAAAGACAACAGACATAGATTTAATAAGAGGAGCAGTAAAACAATTATTACTAACAACTAAGGGTGAACGATTAATGCTTCCTAACTATGGATGTAATCTTAGAAAGTTTCTATTTCAACCTTTAGATAGTGATACTTTCGAGGAGATTAGAAGAGAAATAGAGACTTCTTTTTATAACTATATTGTTGGTGCTAGAATAACAAAATTAACAGTACTTCCTACGGATGTAGTAGGAAACGCTGGGGGGGTTGGCTTAGTCGTCGTCCTTTCTTTAAATTTAAATTCCGATGATTTAGAAGTATTTGATGTTGAGGTATCAGTATCATGAATTTTAAAGGAAAAATAACGTCTGATTTTTTAAAGTTAGCACATTTCCCAGATGTAAAGAAACCTACATTAATTGATTTTGCTGCTACGGACTTCCTTTCTCTTCGAGATTCCCTTATTAATTATGCTAAGGCAGTATATCCTTTAGATTATAACTATTTTGTAGAATCAGATTTAGGTATGATGCTTATAGAGTTAGTTGCTTATATGGGAGCATCATTAAGTATGAAAGCAGATATGCTTGCTAATGAAAACTTTCTTGCGACAGCTAGACAAAGATCGAGTGTAAAGAAGCTCTTAGAACTCATTGGGATTAGAATGAGAGGTCCACTATCCTCTGCTGCTGATGTAAAATTGGATTTTCAAGCAGCATCTCCTGTTACTGGGTCGATTACTATAGCAGCAGAAGATAGAACCTTAGAGATAAATTCCCCAGAGGACGGATCAGTTCTAACCTTTACCTTATATAAAGTAGTTAATGGACTTGTAGAGTCCTTATTTGCAAGTAATGCTGATATAGAGTTAGATGCAGATTCAGAAGGTTTGGGCACCAACCAAGACGTATTCACTAACCTAGTTATTCAAGAAGGAGTTCTTGTTTCAGAGAGCGGAAGTTTTGTAGCAACAGAAGGCGAAAAAACAATACGCCTTTCCCAATTTCCTGTTATTGAGGGAAGCGTGCAGGTTTTTGTAAACTCTAGTAATAGTATTGCTAACGGAGCATATACTGAAGTAGATAATGTATATTTTGCTTCTGGTAGTTCCGATAGAATATTTGAACTTATTTACGATGATGATTATGCGGCTACCGTGGTTTTAGGAAATGGAACAGTAGGAGTATCCCCAGAATCAGGTGCAGATTATTTTGTAACATATCGAGTAGGTGGAGGCACTAGAGGAAATATTGCTAAAAATTTAATTAATACAGGAATAGTAACACAGGAAGCAGGAACAGGTATTTTAACAAATATCTCGGTAGCTACAGGAGGTGCTGATGCTGAAACTATCCAACACGCTAAAAAGTATGCTCCCTTAACTTTTAGAAGGCAGGATAGACTTGTTACATTAGAAGATTATGCTTCTTTTGCTAATACCTTTATTAGTAGTTTTGGAGTAGCAGGAAAAGCTATGGCCGCAACAAGAAAAGCATACTCCTCTGCTAATGTTCTTGATATTTATGTGTTAGAAAAAGCGTCCGATCTACAACTCCAAAAGGCTACTCCCGTATTTAAGACACAGTTATTAGATGCTATAAATGTTAAGAAAATGGCTACAGATGATATAGTTATAGTTGATGGTCTTATTAGGACATTAGATTTAGTAACAACTATAAAAATAGATAAAGAACAAAAAGAAAATGAAAGTTTTATACTTACTAAAGTAAGAGATAAGATAATTGATTTCTTTAATGTTGATAATATAGAGTTTGGGGAGGCGCTTACTCTTTCTGAACTAAATAGAAAGATATTTGAGATTGATGAAGTTAGATATTCCACAATAGATAATTTGAGCCAAGATGTGAGAGTTGATTTCAATGAGATTATTCAACTCAACAACCTTACTATAAATGTAGAGATACTTAATTAATGGGCGAGCACAAGAACAAACCAGGGACACGAAGGTACTCAAAAAGTAATTTTGTTGATCTAGTAGAATTACTTACTCCAGAAGTGTATATTGAGGAAGACCTTAATCTAAGTGGTAAAGAGATAAACCCAATATCTGAGATAATAAATACTCATCTCATTGCTGCTGATAATATTTCTCAAGTACTTCCTGTTTCTGCTGTTTCAAACTCTCTACAAAATAAGAATTTAAATAATATATCAGGGATTGCTAAGTATTTTATTAAACAAGCAGAGCAGACAAAAATAAACCCTTATACGTTTGAAACAAATATACTTCTTCCTCTAAATCAGACGTTATCTAACTTTAATACGAGTGCTGAGTTTAATGCTTATCTTTCAGAAACATTACTGCCATTAATTGTTCCCCCAACGCTTACTAATCCTGATCCTATCCAAAGTAATGCTATAACTCTATCAGCACTTACTGGAAATAGTGATGCCAGCAGTATTCACGAAAAACTTATTGATACCCTTGGTTGGTTTTACTTCCTTAATACTTCTGCTGATGGTGGTCTTTCTTATTCTCCTTCTTCTTATGTATTAGATTCTCTCAATACTCTTTATAGAGGAAAGACTCTCCTCCCAGTAGACGGTATAAAAGGATTCACGGAATATATTTGGAGAAACTATGCTACTTGCTCTTTATTTTCTGAGTTAGGTCTTATCCCTTCTAACTTTGTTTCAGGTATTAATGATGGCATTACTTCTGTTGTTGATGGCGTATTACCTGTTTATACTAGTGGAACTCAAAAACTAGATAACCTAAAAACTCTTTTAGATGTTATCCACTCACCTTTGTATATTGATCAGAGGGATTATAAAGTTAGAGATGCTTTTAATAGTTATATTGATACTTCCTTAACTTTAGATGATCTAACCTCAAAAGGCCCATTTAGAAAACTACAAAATTTACTTGGGTTCAATCTGGGAGATATTTCTAATAAGGTTGAGGGCATTGATTTAATATACGATATAGAAAATACAAAGGATGAACACCTTGAGTATATTGCTCAACTTATTGGTTGGAAACTAAAAGGAAACTCTCCTGCTAAGTGGAGACATCAATTAAGAACAGCAGTTGATCTTTATAAAAAATCAGGAACACTTCATGCAGTACAAACTGCTATAAATACTCTTATTTCCGATTCCGTTTTCGATGTATCTGGGCGAGCGATTGAACTTTGGGAGTCTTACCTTCCGTTCCTTATTTGGTATTCATTAGGTACAGAATCTCCACTATTCAAAAATTTGTTAACATGGACTCCTGTTCTAGCAACCAAAGCAGGCATTTATCACTATAATACAAGTAGTTTAGAAGAGAACTTAAAGATAGTAACAGATAGTATTTTACTTGATTTATACAAAAAACATCCAAGTAACTTTATATTTTTTGGGAATAATTTTCCTGTACCTAGACTATACAGATTAAATGATGATGGCACCGTTGGGGAACTTTACACTATATTAAACGAGCCTAACATGAAACCTTTCTTTGCTTATGAGGTAGATGGGCCGGGTTGGAGTTCTTTTTCAGACATAGCAAAAAATAACAAGGAAAATGTTGTTTTTGAAGCATCAAAAAGTTATGGTCCATTAGGATATGCTGTTTATATGGAAGGGGAAGGCATTCTCCCAGGAGAAAGACCTAATTACTTATCTGCTACTGGCGATATGGAGTTTGTATTTAATTACAGAGGACGAATAAACTATCCTATTCCTCCTTTTGAAGAAGTAAAATACTATAAAGATTCTGTCGTAACCGCAGACCTCATTTCTACTTTAGTAGAACGATTAAAATGTTTTCAAGTAGAACCTACCTTTGCTGATCAAGTCGGTTCTTATATCTTAAGTTCTGCTGTAAATACTGACGATACTTTAGGTTCTTTGAATGAATTCCTAATGCTATTTAGTTCTGTACAAGTTCCTCCAAATTTTGATAGCGTGATGCTTAATACATCAAACTATCAAAAAAACTTATTAAACTTGTGGAATGGAAAATCCTCTCATTTATTTATCGACTTTGATAATGCCGATTTTGATTTCTCAAAAAATACTTTAGAAGGAGATGGGAGGTATGCTCTTTATGAAGCCGCTAGGATAACAAAAGAATTTACTCCTGCTCATACTATTACTAGAGTTAACTTAAATGCTTCAGCAGAAGACTTTTACCCAACTTCTTCTACAAAGTTTGAATACTTAGGTTTTGATCATGATGATAATACGGGTTATTATTCTTCCGCAACTGTAATAAGCAATGCAGAAACTAGTGGAGCCGCTATGTCTTTTGCTGGTGGAGGTGGAGATGGTAATCAGAACTCGGATGGAGGTCGAGGAGGTCTTAATACCTTTAAAAGAGCAGACGTAGATAATATATACAACGACTCTATATTATCCAGTACGAATGCTGTTATTACCGCTCCAAGAAGAGCATTACGCAGAAGAAACTATAAGTATACTCTTCCAAGAGAAGGTTATTATGATAGAACTGGATTCAACGGACCTATAACTTTTAACCCATCCTCTCAAGAGCATTCTTTTCCAAGTTCTTTAGGAGAACTTACTTTAGGGTATATTGCTTCTGCTGGCAAATTTTACCCAGTGGTGGATCCAATAAATCCTTCAGGGGTTTGGCATATTTGTGAAGATTTAAATTCATCTAGAACCTTTTCTGGTATAGATAGTAGTACAACTTTTCCTTATCGTGGTTTAAGTTCACTTGGATCAAATGCCAAGATGCCAGAAGTAGAACTGAAAAATGCAAAATATGTAGATAGATGGCAAGTTCCAAGAATTTATATTAGTATGCATGAACTAATGGCTATGCGAGCGAGGAAACACGCAGAAGAGCAAATAGCATTAGATCCTAGTTCCTATGTAAATGATGAGTATTGGAAAGATACAATAACTAGTTATGCTAACCAAGCGATTGCCAGCGGCCTTGTCCTTAATTCTTTTGATGATTATATCAATTTTGAGTTTGGAACAAGTCTTCATAAACTTCATAGAGATTATTGTAAGTATTTTGTCCGACATCCTCTTGGTGCTAATTACTCGGAAAAGACAGGAGGAAATATTTTTGCTCATGTGTTCGGAAAGGGTTTATTTAACTGCGATCTAGACTTACAAGGTTCTGCTGTATCTACGGAGTTGGCGGGAAGTTATGTTTGTTCTAGTTATGACGGATCTAACGTCCTTAACTTCGGTAACGGGTCAGGAATATTCAGCACTTGCGCTGTGGCCGAGTATAGCGACGAATCAGAGGACTTACCAGCCAGTGGGACATATATAGCAAGTTCAGTAGGGGATGCCGTGGTGCCCCTTATAGGCACCTTTACGGAAGAGTCCAAATTCTGCGCGGAGTTTAGAAACCCCCATATTTTAAGCGGTATTGAGTTTTGTGATACATCTGGGGCACCCACTAGTAATCAGTTCCAAATATTTAATATTGCTAATACTTTTGCTTCTGTAAAAGAAGAAAACTTATTAATAGAAAATACTGTAATCAAGTGTAAGTCAGCAGGAGGACTTCCTAGACTTCGCTTCGACCTTTCTTCTTATGGAGATATTAGAAATCATTTCATAAAAGACCACAAATTCAGATTAAGTATTAATGGATTAGTTGGTGAAGAAAATTCAAGAATGCTAGGAGGAGGTTCGATTGGAGTTTGGATACATACACAAACAAAGGGTGGTCTTATTTGGACTTGGACACCAGATGGAAAGTGGACTGCTCATAAAGAAAATAAATTATCTAGACAGTTAGTTCTAGGACAATTATCCCATAAGATTGAGTTCCTCCAAAAAACAACGAGCATATATAATAATACTACAAACTGTTTACTTAACGAAATAAGTACAGATAGACAGATAAATAATTTAACTCTAAAGAACTTAAAGAAAGAGTATTTTGAGGATAAGGTTATTGAGTTTGATACTAGAAACTATACTAAGTTTAATAACTATGAGTATTTAGATATCATTCCAATAAATAATGAGGAATATAAAATAACAGAACAAGTCCATAGGGAAGATACTAACTATATTGTAGAAATATTCTTTATGCCTACTAATAACTCTGAAAAGTACCTTCTTATTAACAATATTAGTTTACAAGATTTAACCCTTAGAGATTTTGCTGGACTTGCTTCTGGTTACGGAGTAGAGACTAGTGGAGTTCCACATAGAAGATTTATTAAAGAAGATAAACTGTACTTAAATAAAGAACAACTTCGAGACGTTTTACAGTTCTATAATGGATTAATGGGACAACGATCAGGAGTATACACAACTCCATTAGCCTCCAGAGATGCTACTATAACCTCTGGTATAATGGATGTAAGCGGAGGAAGTAGGCTTAATTATAGAATGCATCCTGATTGGGTAAATAACACTAAGGACGCAACATTTAACAACTATACCGAAGTGGAGTTTGATAACTGATGAGAGGTGAAGTAGAGA